TGGATCTACCGTGGAAGGTTGGAGATCTCGTCGAGGACTAGTTGTTTAAGTTGTTCCAGTGTACTGTTGTTATAGATAGTTGTATTGAACTTGTTATTCATATCAATCCATTTATATTCACTGACATGTACATCATAAGATTCCATTAGGTTACCGCCTGTTGTGTTATCTAACATTGCACACCCATACCATTCAGGAACATCGCCACGTTGTACACGCCAAATTTCTCCGCCTAGTTCTCTAATCATATCTTGTTCATTTCGAAAACGCACATCAGGGACAACATAGTCTCCTGGATTGTCTAGCATTTGTTTTTTAAGTAAACTAACCCAGATGCTATCATCAAATCCATCTCGCATACACTCAGTACCAAATTCTTGTAGTACAATTCTAGGAGTAATATTCCTACCAGTTTCTTGTGTCCAAAAGACATCAGGTTGTTCACGCCAGTTGCGACTTTCATCAGTGTCGCCTTCTAACATTGCTCTGTTCCAACCAAAGATAGTTGCAACACCATCTTTAAGTTTGTCAGCAAAACTTACTTTAGTAAAGCCTTGTTCAACAAGTATGTCGCCAACAGTGCCTTTGCCACTTCCAATTAATCCACAAATACCTATAATCATCTTAGTCTTGTTACTCCTAGGTGCTGAAGTGTTTGTTGCAATAGATCAATTTGACGTTTGCAATCTTCTAGTGCATGGTGACTGGCTTTTGGTTTAGGTAAATCTGGATACAAACTGTATACTGTTCTTGCATCACGCACATTCCAAAAACGCCAAGGTAACGGTAACTGCTCTTGCTTGTATGCATTTTCCAATATAACCATGTCAAACGTTGTTCCGTTTGCCCATGTAAGGTTACAATGAAAACACAACTTGCTTAGTTCTTCGAGTGCTTGCTTTAGTGGTATACGACCTTCTTCACCAAATGCTTCATCCTGTGCTTCTTGTGGCTGTGTTGCCCACCATTCAACAGTAGCATCATCAACTTCTCTGTTGGGCTGACTATCTATGTCAACTCGTGCATAGTAATCTTGAGGAAGGTAACCCAACGCATTTGGATCAAATGTTTGAGCGGCTATTGTGAGAATACAAGCGTCAGGGCCAGTACCTACAGTTTCTATATCTATCATAATGTCCATAGTATCATTATAACAGAATTTAAAACTGTGTCAACCTATTTTCTTGGTTTTACTGTTTTCCTTGTGCCAACTGTGCCTTTTAGGCTTGACTTTGGTGGCTTGTAGGCTTTTTGTACTTTACCACCCGAGCTAACACTGCCTTTACGCAACTTGTTAAGCATGCCCAATAGTCTACTTGCTGGATTTACTCTCTTAGTCTTCTTGGCTTTTCTTGCGGCAACTTTGCTTTTGGTTTTACGAGTCACTTTCATTTGTGCTCGCTTTTTTTGATCTATTGGAGTATCGCAGTCTTTAGCATTGCTAACCACACGGCCTTTTCTTGTGCCACTAGTACAACGCCATTTAGTTTTTAACTTGTTACCTGTTCGACTGAACACCATTTCGTGCTCAGTGATAAATTCTGATGCTCTCATTAACCAATTACCCAAGTAAGTGGTTGTGATCCGTCAACATAATTTTTAAGTTCTTCAACTTTGGCATCCATAATTGCTTGGCCTTCTGCTTTCATCTGTGCACCGTTTAATGCAGTACCGCCTTGTGGTCCTGCAATAGTAGCAAACTTTTCTCTAGCTTCACCAACAATAAGTTTACAGTTACCTACCATGTAATCTCTCATCCACTGTGAGATTGAAAAGTCACTAAGCAATTGTACTTCTGGACGTAAGTTGTAGCACCAAAGCAATACAGTTTCACCTGATCCTTTGATATCACGCATTAGTGTTAATTGATTGGTTGCACTGTTATAATTGTAATTGAGAAACCCACCAAACATTTTAGCAGTTAGTTCAACGTACTGTGCATAGAAATCATATGTTGCAAGTCCGCCCATTTGATTACCGTTTAATAGGTATGTATTAAGTGCGGCTGCACTAAATGGCTCAAATGCTGTGCCTTCTCCACCATTATCAAAACCAATAGTTCGTCTAAATACTTGTCTAACAGTTTTAATTTCTCTAGGTAGTGTATAGATATTTGTATGATCTGCAAGTGTTAAAAAATTATAACTTTCTTCAAATGCATTCTCTGCTCTTTGACGATACACGCCTAGACTTCTTTGGTATGCACTCTCATAATGAGCCGCATCTAATTCAATATCAATGATGCCTTGACCCATTTGAAGTTGTACGTAATCAATTGCTTCTTGTTTGAGTGTATCTAGTGTTTGATCGAGTGTTTCAGTTGCCATGTATACCATCCTTGACAGTATTTATGAAAACTACCAAGCCTTCAGTATTACTACGTGTTCGTTTCCGCGGCCATTGTACTTGATCTCTGTTGATTTAATACTAGCAAACTGCTTTCTATTGTTAGGCTTCCCACCGTTCATTAGTTCTTTGATCTGCTCTGCTGGTTTACGCAGTGTTTTTTGCACACTCTTGTTTGGATCAAAGCCAATTACACTGTTGCTTTTTATACTATAGGTTTGTATTACTTCATCAGCAATTACATATATCAACTTACGTGTTTTGGTATTGTAAAGCCATGCTTCAGTTCCATTAACCATTTTCTCAATGCTAATACTAGTTAACCCAAGTTCCTCAAACTTCTTAAGATACTTAAACTTCCTAGTCAGTTGTGCTGGTGTCTTTGCTTTGGCTGGTCGTGGTTGACGATCTGCCTTCTTAACTTGTACATAACTTGCACACTCACCAACTGCACGTTCTAAAAACTTTTGTAAACTACGTATCTGCAACTTTCCAAGATGTGAGTAACCTTCTGCTAGTTGTACTACCATATCTTGTTCAATCTCAGACATCTTCTCGAGTTGTTTCTTTGTTGGAGGATTCATTAGATTGTTAATTTCGTTTAATTGTGCTTTTAGTGGATCAGCAATGATATCAATTGTTTGTGGAGGACAACCTTCATCACGTAATGTTTTCATTAGTGAAAACTTATCTGGGTCCTTGTAGTCGTTATTTACAAACTCGTCCATTAACTCGTGTACTGCTCCTTCGATTGCATAGGTCTTGTCACGCATGTTCTCTTGGATGCTTTTACGGATAACTAGTTCTTTGGTATTATCAACTACTAACACCGGAGCCGGAGCAGTTCTGTCAATTGCTTCTGCAATCTTGCGTTTTAAAAATTCACTAATAGGATGTACATCACCTATTGTTCCAGGTAATGTTTGCCAGTACTCATTATGCTCTGGATGTATGTCCGGCATTCCTTGTCTTTGGCATCTTGCATATATGCTTGTATAATGCATACCGTTATGCCCATGACGTTTCATTGTGGCAATATCTTCTTTGCTATACTCATTCTCTTTCATCCATGCAAGTAAGTCAGGGAACAAATCAATAGGCTTCTTTTCGGCATAATACCAATCAGTGGTTTTCATCTTATACTTGTGATATGCTTCACCGCTCATATCTAACGCAGTTGCCCAGCTAGGATCTAAGTCCTTACTTTTTTGCTTTCTTACAACTGGTTTCTTCTTACGAGTACCTGGTTTTAGTAAATTTTTTGATTTAGCCATATAACTTGCTCCTATTTTCTAACTCTTAAACTGAGTATAACATATATATAGTAGATGTCAACCAAAAAGTTCCTAAAGTTTTTTTATCCAAACGTAAATAAAAGGTTGACATAGTTTAATATTGTGTTATACTGTGTGTACAGTTAGAAACAAGGAGATGGTAAATGACTAAGAAGATTCAAATTACTGCAGATGTTATCGAAGGTACTAAAACAGTTTCTTATGAAAGTGGTAAACACGATAGTATTAGTTTAGCAGAAAAAGATATACACTGGATGGTAGAGCAAACTAAAGCTCAGTCTAATTCAGATGCAAAGATAACTATTGGTGCTTATGTCTATAACATTGTAGACGGATCTTAAACATGGATAACAAAGAGTTTCAACTGTACGAAAAACGTATAGATAACTGTTGGCATGCCGCTGATGGTTTTGCTGAAGGAACATGGGGTAAGGACTACTGGCGACAAAATGCTATGTACCTATTACGTAGAATGAATAATAAACTAAATGGAGGATATACAAATGAAGTTTATACTAATATCAATGATGTTGGCTAATCCAATAACTTATGCAGATAAAGCAACATGTTTAACCGCAGTTGATGCTCTAAAGCAAATTGAAGCTGAAGCAGTATGTATACCTGCTCCTATACAAGAACAAAATGCTAGTGACAAGATGGTAACTCATATGATGAAAATGATCAAGAGGCTAGAACAAATGAAAATTGATCTAAGTGAGGTAAACAGCAACTCGAGTCACGGCGGTTTCCAAGGCGGCGGTACAACAAAGGATGCATTAAGATGAATGAATCATTATTAGGCTTACAATTTGAGCAAAGCAAATATCACAAAGGAATACAACTTGTACTAGACTTTAAGAAGTATGAGTTGAGTGTTGTGCAACATGACGGAAGTTATGGCGGAACAAAAGGGTTGTTTGAAATTATGGTAAGTGATTCAACAGGTGGTGTAGAACTTCCGGGTATTACTGAGCCCGGTGATACTGTTAAAGGCTTTTTAACACTAGAAGATGTAAGTTCAATCTGTAAAAAGTTAACATCAATTACAGGCAATGATCCAGTTAAGGTTGCTATCTAAGCCATAAATACAGTAAGAAGGATTACTGTATGCCTAGACTAAGTTTATATCGCCCAAATCGACAAAACGATTACAAGTTTATTGACCGCACTGTTATGGAAATGTATCAGGTTGGCGGTGTTGATATGTTTATTCACAAATATCTTGGACCACAAGTACACGGAGACGATAGTTCAAGTGTAAGCGGAGGTACACAAGATGCCACACAACCGGCTTATAGCAGTGAGTCTCCGCTATTCATTGAAGACTTGTTCTTACTTGAAAACAGAGATAGAAAATACGATAACGATATATACCAAATGCGTGGAGTATACAACGCACAAGATATTGATTTTGACCTAAGTCAGTTTGGATTATTTTTAAATAACGATACACTTTTTATTACGTTCCACTACAACTTTATGATAGATACAATTGGTCGTAAACTTATGAGTGGAGATGTACTTGAATTACCAAACCTTAAAGATTTTAACCCTCTTGATAGCGGTATCGCTAGAGCTATACCTAAATATTATGTAATACAAGATGCAGCCTTTGCTAGTGAAGGATTTTCACAAACTTGGTTACCACACCTATGGCGGGTTAAAGCCACACCACTTGTAAGTGCTCAAGAATACAATGATATACTTGACAAACCTTTTGAGGTTGAAAACATTTGGGATAATGGAAATTACTACCCAAGCGGAAGTATTGTTCTCAGTGGAGATACTTATTACAAAGCAATAACAGATGTTGACCCTGGCATTGATATCACCAGTACTGTACACTGGAAAGAATTTGCACCTAAAACTGAAACAGAAACATTTGGTACTGTTGTTAAAGATAGGTCAATAAACGATGCTATACTTACACAAGCCGAGTATGAAGTTCCACTTAGTGGATATGACACTGTTAAGTTTTATATTGTGCCAACTAACGAAGATGGCTCTCCAGCTGATCCAAACAGTTACACAGTAGATAATGACGGTATAAAAGTTGACACAACTAACGTAGATGTTGATGGACAACCCGTAAGCCCAAGAGCAAACGGTTACACACTAGGATATCTAACTGGCGATGGACTTGCTCCAAATGGATTGCCAGTAACTCCGGGGATTAGTTTTCCAACTAGTCCACAAAGCGGAGATTTTGCACTTAGATTAGACTATTACCCAAATAGACTTTTTCGCTATAGTGGTTCAAGATGGGTTAAGTACGAGGACGATGTGAGAACCAATTTAACACCAGGTGATAAAGAAAAAGCAGTTGCTAATTATGGTAACGTAAAATCACAGACACAACGCAGTAGTTTTGTTAACAACACAAATGAAACTGCAACAGAAGATCGCGGAAATATTCCACAACGTCAAGCACTTAGTAAACTACTTAAACCGCAGGCTGACAATTAATGGCATTAACTCAATTCTTTTACGACGAACAGATACGCAGGTTCTTGTTGCAGTTTACTAGAGTATTTTCTAACTTTCAAGTAGAATACGGAAGAACTGAAGACAACACTGCTAAAGCATTGTATAGGGTTCCTGTACGTTATGGTGATGCTACTAGACAGGCTCAGACTATTATACAACAAAACAGTGCAAACAGTTTGCCTAGTACACCTTTAATGACATTTCATGTTACTAATTTAAACTATGCACGTGATAGAATACAAGAACCATACTATGTTGAAAAACAAAACGTAAGACAACGTTTATGGGATACTGAATCAGAATCTTACGAAACAACACAAGGTAATGCGTTTACTATTGAAAAACTTATGCCTGTGCCATTTGACTTAGAAGTCAACTTGGATATCTGGACATCAAATACCAATCAAAAATTACAATTGCTAGAGCAACTGTTAACGTTATTTAATCCTAGTTTAGAAATACAAAGCACAGAAAACTTTATTGACTGGACCAGTCTCAGTGTTATGTATCTTGAGCAGGTTACATGGAGTTCACGAAGTATCCCAATGGGAACAGATGATGCTATTGATATTGCTACATTAAGATTCGTAATGCCAATTTGGATTTCACCTCCGGCTAAAGTTAAAAAACTTGGTGTAGTTGAAAGGATTGTTGCAAGTGTATTTGATGGCAATGGTGATATGAACAATGCAATCTTTGATAATGATTTACTAATGGGTACTAGACAAAAGTTTACTCCTTATAACTATCAAACATTACTACTAGGTAATCAACTACAAGTATTAGAGCCTGCTACAATCATTTTAAATAATGATGGTGTTAAGGTTCCGTCTGCTCCTCCAAGTAACCTGATGTGGCACACTGTGATTGATCTATATGGTAGTTTACGAAACGGAATAAGTCAAGTTCGTTTGGACAATCCTTACGATGATACTGTTATTATCGGAACAGTTTCTTATCACCCAACTGATGATAGATTTTTATTGTTTACTGTTGATACTGACACAACTCCACAAAACACATTATTGCCATCAGTTAACGCAATAGTTGATCCCCAAGCAAAAGGTCCAGAAACTGTAGGTGGTGGTGGATATGGTTTACCAGTTGCCGCTAGTGGACAACGGTACTTGTTTATTAACGATACCGGAAGTAACAGTGCAACCGATCCTGGATTCGCACAAGCCTGGAGAGGCACAGACGGTACTCCTCTAGTTGCTAATACAAACGATATAGTAGAATATGATGGCACAAGATGGACCATTTCATTTGATTCAAGTTTAGATAGTAATGTACAATATGTAACCAATGCAAACACAAGTGTGCAATATAGATGGGCAGCAGGCGAGTGGCTAAAAAGTTACGAAGGATTATATCCTGAAGGCGAGTGGAGTTTAGTACTTTGATTAGTGCAGTTGGAGTTTGGTTTTACAGTGTAGCAACAGACAGGTACCTATACCTACTACGCAATGATAATAAAAATCCAGGGTGCTGGGGATTACCTGGTGGTAAAGTAGACTTTGGTGAGAATCTCAATGAGGCATTACAACGCGAATGTCATGAAGAAATTGGATTGTGGCCTGAAGTTATTAAACTAGTACCAATTGAGAAGTTTACCAGTATTGA